GACGGTGTTACTCAGAATGATCGCTACGTAATCTACAACTATGTAGAGAATGTGTGGTATTTCGGCAATCTGTCCCGTTCTGCGTGGCTTGACTCTGATTTAAGAGACTTCCCCATAGCTGCTACGTTTAACAATAGACTCGTAAACCACGAGACAGGTGTGGACGACAAAGAAACAGGTGTGGCTACAGCATTTACAGCTAGCATAACTTCTACTCAATTTGACCTGGATGACGGTGATCGTTTTATGTTGGTCAACAAAATGTTGCCCGATATGACATTTGAGGGGTCTACAGCAGCCTCACCCGCTGCCGTGTTGACGTTAAACCCCTTAGAAAACTCTGGTTCAGGTCGTTATGACCCTGCTTCAGTAGGGGGTAACAGCAACGCTACAGTTACTAGAACAGCCACAGCACCCATAGAGGAGTTTACCGGGCAGGTATTTACCAGACTACGTGGTAGGCAAATGTCGTTTAAGGTGGAGTCTACAGCCGCTGGAGTTACGTGGAAACTGGGTGCGACTCGTGTGGATATGCGGCCTGATGGTAGGAGAGGGTAGTGCCTAGTAGCCTTATAAACAAGGTTACTACACCTGCATTACCTGTAACTCCCAGAGGCACGCAGTTAAGCGGGTATTTAGACGATCTAAACAACATATTACGCTTGTTTTTCAACGGTTTATCTAACACGGTAAACTTGTTAACAGGAGACTACGGAGGCCGCTTTATAAGCACTCCCAACGCCAAGTTCTTTTCTACTGTAGATCAGAACGCGGCTTCGCCTAATACTGCGTATGCGTTGCAGTTTGAGAACACTTATTTAGGAGAAGCAATAAGCATAGCAGGATCACCGAAAACGCAGATAACCCCGACACACTCAGGGGTTTATAATTTTGCCCTTTCGGTGGAGCTAAACAGCACGAGTGCCAGCACCAAGACAGTAAACTTCTGGGTGCGTAGGAGTGGCGTGGACATAGCCAATACAGCTAGAGAGCATGTGATTGCTGGTTCTGGTAGTATAAACGTGTTTAGTTATACCTTTTCGATAGACGTACAGGCAGGGCAGTACATAGAACTTATGTGGGCTTCAGACGATACGAATATAACGCTAGACCATCAGGCAGCAGCCAGCCCTGCTCCTGTTGTACCGTCTACGCTAGTAACTGTAAACCTTATTTCTGCGTTACCTGAAACGCTGCCGACACCGTAGGTAGGATATGGCTGACGAAGAACAAACAACATTAGAACAGTTAATTGGCCCCGGTGCAGGCGTTTACCGTATAAAGGGCGAGGGTCAACAGTCTGGTACTTTATTTGAGCCTGACCCGTTAACTTTTAGCGAGCAAAATCAACTTTTTAATGCGCTAGGACTTAGAGACATGGAAAAACAAAATGTCTTTAAGAAAGAGTCGTTTATACCAGATAATGATATAGAGCTGGCTAATCAGTTTGCACCTGGGAGCACCGCCTTTAACCCCGCTAGTATGTCTGCTGCTAATCCTGGTCAAGCCGTGCTAGACGCTATTATAGATAGCACTCCTGTGCAAACGGCCGTCGGCGCAGTGCAAGGGCTAGGTGCAGAAGCTCGCAAGCTGGTAGACAAGATATTTAAAGTTTTAAATCTGCCACCCCCTACTAAAGTAATAGGAAAACCCAGACAAAGTGCAGCCACCGTTGTATACGGTCAAACTAGTGGTAGTCCAGTTATAAACACCGGAACCACTCCTTTGGGGACTCAAACAGGTATATCTACGAATAATCCCTTTCTTGATGCTGCGGTTAATAGAATTTTCGGTATTTTGACAGGTGGAGCTACAGTGCCCGACTTGGGAGAAATAAGCACTGTAGTTATACAAGAAGCTGCCAGAGAGGCGTTAAATTTACCTGCTGGCGCTGACATGGGACAAATTACTGACGCCATTAGCAACGTAGGTAAAGCTGGTGTTCAAGTCCTTAGCGCAGCAGAAGACACTGAAGGCACTGGTTTATTTGATGTTGACCTCACGCCAGGAGCTGACAATACAAAAGTAACAGATGCTGTAGATGTTTTGACAACTCCTGACACAACTCCTGACACAACTTCTGTTGTAGGAGCGTCTACTGGTGATGAACTGCCCCCAGTGCCTAGAACAGGATTACCAGGTGCGGAGACTCCTGCTATTACTAGAACAGGACTACCAAGTGCAGAAAAATCTGCGGTAGCCAGAACACCACTGCCTGACTCTGAAATAGAGAAAATATTAACAGACTTGGGAGGTTTACCAGCGGTGGCTGGTGGATACGATACACCCGCGCCGGAGATAAAGACAGCCGCTGAACTAACTTCTTCTTCTCCTTCTCCGGCTGGTGGAGGCGGTGGTAGTGGTAGCACACAGATCGGAGGCACACGAACAGTAACTGTAGAGCCTGGGCCTTTGGTGGACATACCAGGGCTGTATGATATTTCTAGCGACAGTATAATACCCGAGTATTTAGGGGAGTTGATTAAACGAAGCCAACGGCAACGTGCCGCAGAAGGTGGACAAGTGAAGAAATTTAACACTGGTGACAAGGTACAAGACCCCTATCTTGCGAGCTTAGGTGCTTACTCCTATGACACACCTAGCGGACTGAGCGGTAGTAGCGGAAACACCGGAGTGCGGGGCAAACTGGGCCAGTTTGTATCTGACAATGCGCCCGCTCTTCTTACCAGTGCTCTGGGCGGGTTGTTCGGGTTACTAGATGACGATGAGCAGCAGCCTGCGGGATATCAAGGTGGAATTCCTGATTACACTGCACAGCGTAGTTTATTACCCAATGCTTTTGACCAGACAGATCGTCGTCCGGGGTCTATGGGTCGCAGATATTTTACAGATACACGCTTTGTGCCCACTGGAGAAACACAGGGTGTATTACAAGGAATCGGAGTCCCTGCTCCTGCTGTAGCAGCTACAACTCCAGAACTGGACACGGAAGCGTTTGCAGCATCTACACCAGCGGACACATCCGCAGATGCGATAGATGTGCTAACAGGTGCTCAACCGGCGGCTCAATCAGTGGCTCAACCAGCTACTCAACCAGTGGCTCAACCAGTTACTCAACCAGTGGCTCAACCAGTTACTCAACCAGCGACTCAACCTGTGGTCGTACAGCCTCCGCCTCCACCTCCACCTACACCTTACGAGGCAATACCTGTAGATGGTGAGTACACTTCTGGAGAACGCGATATAGTTGCAGAAGCAATAGCGTCCGGAGAAACAACTATACCCAAAGCCGCAGGGCGGTTTGGTGTCTCAACAGGTGACGTAATCGAAGAATTGCTACGCGGTAATTATCAAACGCCAGAGCAAGTAATTGAATCTTTGGGGTATACCGGCGGTGTACCAGGGTTAATAGTAGAGCTTGCAGCGCAAGGTCGGACGAACCCTCAAGAGATAGTGGATTACTTCGGTAATAATCCTGCATATCCAGAGTATAAAAATATCACCGTAGAAGAAGTTACGGACTATTTACGTAGGGCGCAGGTGCCAGGATATAGAGAGGGTGGCAGGCTCCTATTCGACGACATGGGAAAGTCCTCCGACAATCCACAATTTAACCCCATGTCCACAACTCTTTCCAACCGCCCTACTATGGGGCCACCTGATCCTAGGACTAAGGAATTCCAACGAGAAACAGATTATCTGGAACGCCTTAGGAGAAGACAAGGAGAAAGAACTTTCCTAGAAGGGCTTAGGGACTTTATGGGTGAAGAGGGAACATTTGACAGAGTTGTCGCCGTCGATCCGGATACAGGTGAGAAGATTATTGTACCGGGGTCTACATTCATAGAACAGTTTTTGGGGGACAAAGAGCTTAGAAGAAGATTTATGGAAAGAAATCCAGAGCTTTTAAACCAAATAAAAGCTAGGGAAGAAGCTACAGCTAGGCTCCAAGAAGCTGAAGGTATGGCTCAGGGGGGCATAGCTTCTTTGGGTGGCCCTAACTATCTGGCAGGAGCCACAGATGGAATGGCTGATCTTGTACCTGCTACCATAGGGGGTTCACAGCCAGCCGCTTTGAGTGACGGAGAATTTGTAATACCTGCCGATGTGGTAAGTCATCTAGGTAATGGCAACTCAGATGCAGGTGCAAAAGAATTATACGCAATGATGGATAGGGTGCGTGATGAACGCACTGGGACTACTAGACAAGGCCCAGAAATTAACCCTATGAATATGATGCCAGCTTAGGAGCATAAAATGGCTGATCCAACTTTTACAGGCATAGAGTCCTCGCTATCTCCTTTCGCAGGGCCGTATGTCACTGAGATGTTAGGGCGCGGTAGAGCACTGGCTCAGATGCCTTATCAGGCTTATGAAGGCCCGTTAACTGCTGGCGCTTCTGATTTACAGTCACAGTATTTTGGAGGTCTGGGTTCGCTGGCAATACCTGACGCAAATACAACAGGTTCTTTTACCGGAGATACTGTAAGTCAGTACATGAACCCATACTTGGAAGGAGCTTTGGCACCCCAACTAGCAGGTATTGCTAGAGATGCACAAATAGCGCAAAACGAGCTTGCCAGCCAGTATGCAAGAGCAGGAGCATTTGGAGGGTCACGCCAGGCGGTAGCAGATGCGGAACTAGCTAGAGGTGCATTGGACAGGATGGCTGCTGTGCGGGGACAAGGTTACGCTCAGGCTTTTGATCGCGCTACAGATAGATTTGATCGTGACAGAGAATACGGACTACGTGCACTGGACGCGCAACGTGTAGGTGGTGCAGGGCAAAGAGATATAGAACAGCAAGGCATCATGGCTGACATAGCTCAGTTTGAAGAAGAAAGAGATTTTCCTTATAGACAAGTTCAGTATGGGACATCTTTATTGCAAGGGTTGCCCATATCCACGCAGTCCTATCAGTATCAACAGCCTACAGGTCTACAGTCTTTTGCAGGTGGTGCCGGAGGCGTTTTAGATTTACTTGAAAGGTTTGATTTAATTTAGCGGAGCAGACTAATGAGTGTAAACGAACAATTTAGTGCCGCTTTAGAGTCCCCCGTTAACAGGAGAGGCGGCATCATGGAGTTACTTAAGTCAGAGTTAAAAGCTCGTGATGTAGCCGCTAGAAAACAACTTAACTCTTTGATGCAAGGGCAACCAGACCCCAACAGTATATTGGCGCAAAACGAACGGGCTGTAGAAAACGATGTGCGCCAGCAAGTAGGACAAAGATTACAGTCTATGGCGGTAAAAGAAAGACAAAACCAGGCGCGTATGCAGAGAGCCATGTCCGGTATAGCTAATCAGGCACCGCGCATGAACTTTGCTGCTAGTGGAGGCATTGTCGGATACCGTGATGGTGGCCCTGCACAAGAAGAAACCGGTATGCTGGATAAGGTTAAAGCGGGTATTGCAGGGTTGTTTGGCGGTGAAGAAAAAGAGCAGCCTGCACCTTTTGATGTAGAGGCTAGAGTTATAGAACTACTCAGACTAAGAGAAACCGCTAATGAGGAAGCTAAGGCTCGTATTGACGAGCGGTTAAGTAGTTTCAATCCCCAGACTATTACGAATGCACGGATGAGAATGGATAAAGAGGGTATGCAATCTGGGGGTATTGTTGGTTTTGATAACGGTGGTTTGATGCCACAGGTAGGAATATTTGGCCCTGCTATACCAGGTGCAGTGACAGATTTTGGTATGTTTTTAGCCAGCAAAGGGTATGAGAGTTTAGAAGGACTTAGCACCGCTACGGTGAATCGTCTTAGGCAAGAATACGAAGCAGCGAAAGCACGAGAGTTAAATAGACCTCGTGGTGACAGCGTGTCTGAATCTCAGATGGAAAACCTCTCTGGTGTGTTAAAAGGTGCCGGTAATGTATTGGCTGGAGGACTAGCCAGTTTAGCTCCTGAACCACGAGGTAGAAACAGAACAGAGCTAGCAGATATGGGCGGTGCACCTGGGGCAGGAGGGGCACCACAAGCTAGGCGTGAGCCAAGCGCAGCAGCTTTAGCAGATGCACAGAGCGAAACGCGTTCTTCCGGAGACGGCTTGTCTTTGGCTAAAATCAGAGAGTTTGCGCGTGGTTTAACGGGAGAAACAGAAGAACAAAGGGCTGCTCAACTAAGGCGGAAACAACTTTTAGATGAAAACTTTTTTCGTACCGACGATTTAAAAACAGATGGTGCATTATTTAGTGGTGTTCCTAGTCTTGAAGAATTAAAAACTGAAGTGCCTGAAGACGCAGAACCCGGTTTTCTTCAAGGAGCAAGAACTTTAGATGTTCTCTCTGCTCCTTTTAATATTATTGGGGGGTTTTTATACCCAGACCCAGAAGCGGAAGATTTTGGTTCTGCCACCTTGAGCGATGTAGGTGATGTATTAGGTGGGTTTGGAAGAGGTCTTGTTGGCGCAGAACCTAGACGAACTGGTGAAACGCCCACTCAACAAACCGACCGAGAGGTAGCAGAGGAAATTATTAGGACTGCGCCTGAGACAACTACTGCGGCCTCTACAGAAGATGCTGACGCTGCTGCTATGAAAGGTGTTCCGCAGATCGCTAACGAAAGCCTAGCCGCTGCCATAGAAGCAACGCAAGAAGGAGCGCAAGAAGGAGCGCAAGATGCGCCTCCTGCTCAAGAAAGTGAAGCAAGTGCTTCTGAGCTGGCAAACACTATTGTTCAGAACCCAACACCTGAAAATACAAGCCGGTTTGAAAGTGAAATACAGCGGCTTATGGAAAGAAGAGAAAGCCCAGTGCGTGCGTTGTCTACCTTTCTTACGGCGTTTAGTCGGGCTAGTGGTGGCAGCTTAGGTCAAAAGTTAGGCGTAGCAAGCACTGCGTTACGTGCAACAGACGATGCGCTAGATAAGCAAATTGTAGAGCTTGAGAAACTGCGAAGAGCTGACCAGATTAGCGAACGTGACTTCGGCCTTAAACAAGATCAACTTGAGGCACAGAAAGGATTACTTGAAGCACAAGCTAGTTACTATAGAAACTACAGAGATATGCAGGAAAATATAGCGAATATACGAGCTACTCAGGGAGATACCGCTGCTAGATCACGAATATTTACTGACGTATCAAATCTAGTAAGAGATAACATAATGCTTTACCGGATACAAGCGCAAGCCGATTCTGGGTCTAGGAAGATGACCGCTGAAGTGCTAGAGGAGGCAAATAGACTCATGCGAAACGACATAGAAAGACAATTCAAGGAGGCATTGTCATATTTTGGAATTCCTCAAGGTACTACAGGGGCTAGCGGCGGTGCTGGTTTAGATGATACTACAAGACAAGATTTACAAGCCTACGCATCGCAGTAAGGCACTTAGTCATGTCTGACTTAGATTTAGCACTTCAAGCCTTTAACAAAGCTAAAGAGCTAGGCGATACAGCTAATGCGAAGCGTTTTGCTCAAATGGCGCTCGATCTGGATGCGGGTATTGCTCCTTTACGTCATCTTACGCCTCCTCCGGTTGACCCAACTCAGCCCCTGCCTGACGCTAGCCCCATAGAGCGGGGTGTTTTTAGAGAAGCCCTTGATGTACCTACACAACTTGTAAAGGGTGCTGTCACAGGCACCCGCTTCCTTACCGATGTATTCGGTGCAGATAATCCGGTATCTCAAAAATTAAGCGGCGTTGAAGACGTTCTTGATGACCTCCTGTCTGCCCAATCTAAACGAGACCAACAAGAAGTAGCTCGCATAATGCAGCAAGCCGAGGATAAAGGACTTGGCGAGCAGATAAGAGCGGGTGTACAGGCGTTGACCGTTGCCCCTGTTGATCTTATAGCAAATGCTTTTGGCACATCTGCTCCTGTGATACTTGGTAGTCTTGCCGCCAGTATAGGGGGCGCACCTGTAGCCGCTGTGGGTACTGGGCTAGGTGTATTGACCGGAGTTGGTATTACTAAAGATGCGGCTTACAGTGCTGTTCTTGAAGAATTAACAAACGCAGGAGTGCCTGAAGAGCAGGCTAAAGCGGCTGCTAAAGAAGCACAAGCGTATGGTGGAGATAACCTGGATAACATAGCCTTTGGTGGTTTTCTAGGAGGACTTGCCGCTAGATTTGGTCTGGAAAAGGCTGTATTCACAGGTTCTATAGGACGAAAGCTAGGCCAGGATATCTCAGAAGAGGCCATAGAAGAGGCTTCCAAGCGCGGTCTTATCGGTGAAGCTACCCGCACCGCTATATCAGAAGCCATACCTGAAGCTCTACAGGGTGGACAAGAACAATTTACACGCAACATAGCTCTGCAAAGAGAAGGTTTTGATGTACCAACAGGGCGTGGTGTAGCAACCGCAGCTACGTTAGAAGGTGCAGTCGGTGCGCCTGTAGGTGCCATTTCCGGTGCTGCCAGTAGAGTAGCTAACCTAGGTGCAATGAGCGAGAAGGACGCGTTTGCTTTCTTAGAGGGAGAGGCAAACAAAATAGCTGCGGTGCTTCCAACCACAGAGCCTACCCCAGAAGAAGCTGCACCCAAAGAACCTGGTGTAACTATAGAAGACCCCAGTGCTTTAACTTCTGAACAACTTACCGCAGCCTTAGAAGTAGCTGAAGACACAAAAACATTAAACGAGATTAAAACAGTAGAGGAAGCCTCTCCAGAGACTAGAGCATCCGTACTAGAAGAACTGGGTAGAACTGAAGAAGAGCACAACAATATAGTTAGTGCTGCACAAAAAGCTGCAAACGCATTAAACCAAGCTAAAGAAGCTACAAGAAAAGGTTTATCTGATTTTGAAGTAAAACAATTAATGCGGCCACCGACTGGTAGCATAGCTCCAGATACTGGTTTTAACGATATTTACGAACAAAACGATTCGACACCGTTGTCCGAAGCGGGGTTACGAACTATTGCCTCTTTACAGAACATGTCTTTGGCAGAGTTCGGTAAAAAAGCGCTTTCTTATTTTACTGAACTAACTGAAGTGGAAGGAAGGCAGAGGCGGCAAGAAACAACAAAATCAATAACTGACGGTTTGTTTGATCTTGCGTATGACGTAGCTACTAACGCAAAGACAACTGAAGCAGAAATAACAGCCCGACGAGCCAACCAAGAAAATGTCCCTGACGCAGACAGCATAAGTAAAACTATGGGGCGGGCAAAAGAAGGGTTACAGCCGCAACGGACAAAGAATCAGCAAGCTGAAATTGACGGTGCAGCTACGTTTTTACGAAACAATTTAGACCCCGACACTGTTGCGCGTTTTGATGGTTTAGTAGAAGCAATCAAGCAACGGCATGTAGACGCCATAATAGGACAGGCTCGTGCTGAAAGGTTAGCACGAAGTCCGGGGCCACAACCTAAAGAAACTTCAGAACGTAGCGTAGGAGCTGAAGCTAGAATTGGGGATAAAAAACCCAGCGAAGCTATAAGTATCGCCATAGATAAAAGAAAAGCGGGAATCGCTTTTTCACCTGATCGTCAACGTAAAAGAGAAGAAAGAGCTACAAAGAAAGTCCTTAACAGTATGGGACTTGAATCTAAACCTCGTGTGGGTACTGAGAGCCGTGTAGAGTTTGAAGAGAGATTACAAGAGCAGATTGGCAAGGAAACGGCTGCGGAAGTTACATCAGAAAGCATACAAAAAACCAAAGACAAAGGTAAAAATATAGACCCTGATGTCGTTGCTATTGCAGAACGCGGCAATCTAAAGGCTACTATAGAAGAAATACTTAAAACTCTTCCTAAAGATTTACGCCCCATAGTGCGCCAGATGCGTAGGATGGCTCAAGATACTAAGATAGAGATAGCACCAGTAGAAGGCCCGTTCCCCGGTAAATACGATACTGATGCAAACACTATAACGCTTGACCCAGACAGAGGGTTAAACACGAGTGTATTTTTACACGAGCTAGCACACGCAGCGTTAGCACGTAGATTGAATGATCCCAACTCTGCTGAAACAAAAGCGTTCTTTGTTTTCTTTAGCCAAATAAAAGATCAGATGGGCGATGCCTATGGTGGCACTACCCTTGATGAGTTTGTATCTGAGCTAGTAAGTAATTCAGAATTTCAAAACTTATTGAAAACTATAAAACCGCCAAAAGGCGACAGCATGTGGAAGACTATAATGGATTCCATACTAGAACTATTCGGCGTTACTCTTGATAAGAATACAAATGCTTACAAGGTCGGTGTAACTTTCGTTGACGGCATATTGAGTATAGACCCGTCCATAGAACCTCCTCCACTGAGCAAAGTATTTTTCGCTAACGCAAGTCCCGACGAAGCTATGAAAGGAGAGTTTAATAAACTTGATAAATTAGACCCTTCTGAAGTTGAAAAAATAGTAGACAGTCTACCTGCTAACTTAAAAGTAGCAGCCTACGGATTTTTGCGTCTGGATAATTTATACGATTTATTTCGCAAGCCGCTAAGTGGCATAAAGAAAATAATAGATAACGTGGAGCTGCGCCAGGGATATCAGGAACAAGCGATAGAAAGCGCTAACAAAAAATACAACGCAATGATGGTGGTGCTTAACAAGTTCCCTGCCGCTATGCGTAAGCTAGGTAGTATGGCTATCGATGCCAGGTTAGCACGTGTAGACATACTAGACCCTGATTTCGCTAAAAACAATAAATTAAAAGCAAAGCAGAAAAAAGAGTTGGGTAGGCTTACAAGTATACTCAACGGCCTACCTAAGGAAGTACAAAATGTATACAAAGTAATGCGTAAAGACTACGACAAAATGTATGCAGATTATAAAGAGTTTTATCTTGGCTCTTTAGATAAAGAAGCCAGGGCCAGGATGACAAAGAAATTTGACGAAAATCCTCCTATAGCAGGATATATACCGTTTAGACGTTATGGAGAATACGTATTAACTTACGTAGACAAAAACACCAAACAGCGCACAGTTAGAACTTTTGAGACACGCAAGGCCAGAGATAGAGAAATACAAGCTCTGGGTCTGACTTTAAACTCAGGAATACAAAATGCTTCAGACCAAGGCACCCTAGAGGCTGAAGAAGCTGAAGGAGCTACACGTCCCAGACTGCAAGTGGGCGAATATATTACGGCAGATAGCATAAGAAAAGCCACTATGAGCACGTTAGTTCCGTCAGGCTTTGTTGCAGATTTAATAGATGCAATAAAAACGGATGGTGCGGCTAAAGGTCTGGACGCTAGTCAGATAAAAAATCTAGTAGACACTACGTATAACACTTATCTTGATTTGTTTCCTGAAAGTTCTGTAGTACAGAGTTTTAGAAAAGCGCAAGACGTGCCTGGGGCATCAGAAGATTTAGTCCGTGCCTACGGCGATACTATGGTCAAATGGGCGCGTAGTATGGCAGATACTAGGTACAACAGTCTTATTTCACAGGGCTTTAAAGAGGTAAGGCGACAAGGCGAAAGAGCTAACAATCCGAACATACGCGCTGCTGCACAAAGTGTTGTGGACAGGCAAGAACGAACCTTAGACCCCACGTTTGGAACTGCATCCAGAATATCTACCACTGGTAGTTACCTCATGTTCATGTCAGGTAACATATCTTCAGGACTTGTTAACCTAAGCTCTGTGCCTTTGCTCACATTTCCTATACTGGCGGGTAAGTTTGGTGGCCCTAAAACTTCGGCAGCGTTAACTAAAGCTAGTAGGGTAGCTATCCTAGACATAATGAAAACCGAGGGTGTGCCTAAATGGGCTACTCCAGAATATGCAAACGGCAGATACGTAGAATTATTCAATGGTTTACGTGACCACGGGCAACTTAGACATACGCTAGCACGGGAAATATTAGAAGGTGCTCGTCAAACAACTGAACAATACAACGGACTCACTGCAAAGTTTTTAAATGTTCTGTCTATACCTATCGAAAGAACAGAACGATATAACAGAACCACCACAGCTATAACTGCATACGATTTAGCACGCGCTGATGGGATGACCGAAGATGCGGCAGTTGAATATGCAATTCGCACAGTAAAAGACGTAAACACATCAGGCATGGCTTCTACTGCACCCCGATGGATGCAAACTGATATAGGCCGTGTAATGTTTACGTTCAAGAGTTTTATATGGCAGAGTGCTTATGTGACGGCTAAAGCCTTTGTAGATACTATAAAAGGCTCATCAGAACGAAGTCGGGGACAAGCCTTCCGGCAACTTGCTTACACTTTTGGTATGAGCTACGCCATAGCGGGCGCGTTTGGATTGCCGTTCTTCGGTGCCATATCTGTGTTAACTAACATGATAAACAGTTTGTTAGATGACGATGAAGAACCGTTCAATCTACGCCGCGAGATGCTGCTCATACTGCCTGAAGCAGTCACTAAAGGGCCACTTAACTATGCTACAAATCTGGAGATATCCAACAGAGCAAGTGTAGCTAACGGTATGTTATTTAGAGAAGACCCGTTTGAAATAGAGAAGTACGGATACCTTAATTCTATAGCTCTACAAGCGTTTGGCCCTCTGGGTAACTATCTGCTTGATGCACCATACAAGTTTAGTCTGTTGGCACAAGGTGAATTTGAAAGAGGGTTTGAAGCACTCGCGCCCAGTTGGTTGCGCAACGGAATTAAAACAATGCGCTTTGCACAAGAAGGCGCTAGGACTATAGATGGTCGCCCTATAGATACAGACATAAGCACTTATAACTTATATATGCAGGCACTGGGGTTTGCTCCTGCTAATATATCCAGTCTGTACGAGACACGCGCTTTAGGTAAGCAGTACGAAGATCAAGTCATGGAGGCGAGGAGTAAGCTGCTTAAAAGACGCTATCTAGCTCTGACAACTGGTGACACTGATTTGTTTAGCGAAACTGAAGAACGCATACTCAAATTAGATGCACGTTACCCCGGCCTTATAAGTGCCGATACGCTACGCCGTTCTTTTAAGTCTCGTGCTTCTCAAGAGGAAGAGTACCTTGCAGGGGTGCGCTTCAATAGAGGATTCTTTAGCAACCTCGTGCCCTTGTTTGACAGGCTTGAGGACGTTAATTACTACGGTGCGCTTTAAACTCTCCACACCCTAATACCGCGCACTCCATCTTCTATGGCTACTTTAGTAACCACTTTGTATTTAAGCCGCTTAGTTTCCGCAATCAATATCTTCTTGACCTCCGAAGCATTTAGACAGGGGATGAAAAACGACCACCCTGGTTTAAAGTTCTTCCAGTTGATCTGGTAGTCCACCTTCTCTATCTGCATCTTCTTCCAACTGTTTTGCAAAGTTGTCTACTTGTATAAACTCTGGGTGAGAAGCATCGAACACGTAACACAACTGCGATGGTGAAGTTATCTTCATACCCTTTGAAAGTCTTTTGTTCTTAGTTTCTAGGTAGATACCACGCGCACCCAAGTCCTTTTTAAAGTCGCTGTCGCTAGTTTGATCTTTGTTTAACTCACGTCGAATATGCTTTGCCGGTATAAATACTTTGTTAGTGTCCGGCTCCCATCGTATAAATATCTCTCCAAACTTGGGTTCTAGTATGGGTGCTTTAGGTAAAGCGGTACGCTTGTCTACGTTATCGTCTACAATCAGAAGCCTGTTCAGATTTTGAGTTATCAGATCACCAATCACAGATACATAGTTGTCAACAGGAGCCGTGGTCTCTAGTCTTAGCGTTTGTAATACTTCCCCTGCTTTAGCAAATATACGAGGCATATCGTATTTTATAAGACCTATTCTGTTAGCTATCATGCCACCAGTTATATTGGTAGCTAGAACCGCAGACCAGTTTCTTTCTCGCTGTGTCAGCTTTAGTTCCGTATCTATCTTGCGCTGTATCCTACGTAACAAAATCTTAACGTCTTCTAAGTTTGCCACTACCCATTGCATGTAAGGCTTGATTGCCAAGCCATAGTTTTCATTTAACTGCGTGTCGAACAAACGCCTGCCCTCTTCTACGGGTATTGCGTTCTTAGAAGCAGGAGGCACTTCCATCTCTATGATACGCATCATCTCTCCGTCAGCTAAATCTTTGTACCCCATCAGCTTCTGGTAGAACGAAGAATTAGAGGACGTTAGTGTTATGGTGCGCCACGTTACGTCATTCTTACGTATGGTATTCACATGCTGCATACCTTTATCTTTGCCTTTGCCTTGTGAGCATTCATAAGCAAAATCACTCAGGTCTTCTTTAGATACATTACTAAGCTCATCGATAGTTCTAACCAAGTTGTTAAGCACGCCCAGGTTACTGACACGACTTACCTTAGTGTCTTTAGGATTACCCAACAGTTGTTCTGGATGCCCTGCTATACTATTTGCAACACGTAACACAGTCGTCTTACCTGTACCTGCGTTCTTGTGCACCAGGTTTATTATGGCTCCTTTTTGACCAGTAAACTTAAGTAAGGGTGCGCCGAATCCAGACAGTGCGGCAAAGGCTTGAACTTCCAAGCCCTCTGCGTTGAACATGTTAAATACTTCGCTCCATTTATCTAACGAACCTTGTGCCTCAAAGCGAGACACATAAGGTCTAGTTATAGAAGAAGCAGGAGAGTGATACTCTCCGTCTACAGTTATCTCTGTTTCGCCTACAATAAACTTAGTATCGTTATCAGCCCATCCAAATTGTGTTCTCATAATGTCTGCTTTCTGTCTCTCTTGCATAAGTTGAATAGATCGAATCACATACTCCTGTAACCGCCCGTGATTACTGGTGCTCGTGACTACTCCCTGTGCCGACAACTGCTTAATCAACTCACGTCTATCCAGTTTGTCGTTGTCTATCGTAAACTCACGCACTCCATCGTGAGGTAGATGCAATACAAATACGGAAGCATATTTCTCGCTGTCTCGCATTTGCTTCTTTAAATAAAATTCGTGTTCGTATACTAGGTGCGCGTCATCACCAACCATCGTGTACACGCCGCCGTTCTCGCCCTGGAAGTAACCTTCAAAGCTGTCAACAGAGCTATTCCTTGCCCGTTTTATAACCTTACCCAACTCAAGAGGACGTGTAATAGTCTTCCTGTGTGCACATCCTTTGCACCCATCAGGATTGTTCTTCCTAAATTCTTCGCATGAGTGTGGCCCCTTTATGCCAAAAACTTTACGTTCGACAGCACTGGGGTCGTAGTCAGGATGTCCGATAGATACAGCTTCTATAGCTTTGGCAGCGTCTACACAAAACTTAGCCGTAGACAGAGCGTTAAACCACCGAGGTTCTGCTAAAGTGGCTCTGTTTATCAGGCAATCCTTAATTTGCAGGCAAGGGTCTTTTCTTCCTATTATTTTAGAAAACTTATAGTCCCTGTTCTGCTGTAACTTTTCTTCCCACTCACTAAGCTCTACTGGCCTAGCAGTCTTCTTCTTGGCGGTAGCATCAGGGTCTACTCCTAGTAGCGCACGTATATCGTTAGGTGCATAGCGTTCGGTGTTAGCCTTAACTACTTTTACCGGCTTAGGAGTGTCCTGCTTGTGGTTGTACGTGCCTGGTACTCGCAATATACGAGAGGCATCGTAGACGTTAGGATCAGCATAGAACTCTTGTGTCTTGCATATCTGCGCTAGTCTATCCGCAATCGGTTGCCAACTTTCCGTAGGCACTTCTTCGGTAAAAGCCCAGTACACATGCAGACCATACCCAGAGCTAACAATAATCGGGTCAGGCAAATCCACCGTTTCACAAAATTCTTTCAGTGCTTTGCTGCCTTCTCCTCTAGTGGCATAGCCCTTGGGCAGTCCCGTAGAGGGTTCTATTTCAGTGGCTTTTTCTCCACCACAGTCTATGTCGAGCCATATAGCCCCCAAAGACTCTACGTTTTCTACACGCCGATTACCTTTCTCTTTTAATTTACCTAATGCAAAGTAAACATCCATCCCTGCCGCAGAGAGTTCCTGGGCTATGTTGTTTGCCTCTTCTAAGCTATCAGTAAATCTAGGTTTTAATCTTCCTTTGTCTATACCGACCACATTGTATATGCCGCCTTTGGGGACGACATGTCCGATGAGGTCAAAATCTGTCATTGTTTGTATTCTGCTATTATCTGTTTAATCAGTTCCGATAAATCTTCGTTGGGTTCATGCACACCCATAAACCAGTTGTAGACAGTCTGCCGACTGACCCCTAATTGAGCAGAAACTTCGCTTACTGGCACATCATGCTTGATACATATGCGCCCCAGTTTTACACCCAAAGAGGAGCCGTCAGCTTCTTTATTTAGCTTGTCTACACGAGTTGTATAGCCATAGCTCATTAGCTCTCAGTACCCCACTCAGCAATGATATCTTCAATATCATCCTCATCTTCAGCAGGAGCTTCTTGCTTCCTTTTACGTTTGACAGGTTCTACTATCTCTTCTGCTTCTTCATCGTCTACTTCTTCAAACATAGCCTCTTCTATATCTACTACTTTACTTTCTGCCTTTGCAGGAGCCGTAGTAGCAGTAGCGCCGTCATACACAAACCCCTCTTCCTCCTCAAACTGTTGAGCAGCCGGAGGCACATACGGGATGTACTTGATAACCTGCACTTGACGAAGCCGTAAGGTGACTCCGTGTCCACCGTGAAAACCGTAGGGGGACAAAGAGAAAAGTAAATTAACAATGCTACCAGTAGTTAGCTTGAACCCAGGAGGTAACGGATTTTTCTTTGCATCTATTAAAATAGGCGGTGCCATAGTTTCCCCACCAAGCACGCCGGATAGCTTTGCTTTAGCTACTTTATTACCCTCTTCTGAAGGATAATCTTCACCGAGTGACTTAAAAGGGTTCTTAGGCTTGTTAGCCCAACCTTCTTTGCACTCTGCTTTATATGCTTTAAATATAGCCTGCCCTAAATCTTTAGCCTGCTCCCCAGTCATCTCAAAGTGCAAGTCATAAGCAGCACCACCGTCAGTAGGAGGACATGGCACGCTTCGCTGTGCCGCAGTAGAAAATTTATAGGTTTGATCTAAGTGAGGGTAAATAGCCTTCACATTTTTTATAAAATACTCATTAGCCATATAAGGCTCCTTATCTTGTTTATTGGCAGCTTCAAGAAGCTGGTTTACATCTGCAAATTCTTCCTCCAAGAGAGGTCGAACTGGTCTGAAATATATCTTGTGGAAGTTCCCGTGAGGGGCCAGATACATCTCGGTAAGAACACTATTTACATGTTCGTTGTTACTAGCAAGATGCTCCATGTATTTATACAGAGTCATCCTGTTATCTGCCTTCGAGAACAAACTCAATGCGTTAAGTCTAAGCTCGTAGATAGATTCTTTGTCGATAAGTGCAACTTTAATCTTAGTAAAGAATTTGCAAGCCGCACTACCGAATCCTGTTTTAATACTTCTTGCACAATCCAAACAACGGTTAGCCTGTTTACTATCGGTAGGCACCCCAGGGTCAGGAAAGTTACAATCAAAAGACCAACAAGTCAGTCTGTTATCTTCATAATAGTTTCTTGATAAAGCACCGCTGTCTGCTATCACACATTGAATCGCTGTCAACGGCTCGTAAGTATCAGGGTGCACAAAGCACCCTTCGCGTACTTTAAGCCTTTTCACTTCTTTGGCGGCTTACGCACGGATACAACATACTTACGATTGGCTTGTAAGCCAGGAGGTGCTACGTCTGGATTGGCTTCCAAAAACTCTGCCATACTCTTGTTAGATATTCGTCTTTCTAACAAATGGAAAGCCTTATGTTCTCCAATAAACTCGTGCATCTTGTCCCAGTCACTTGTCCAGAAACTTGTATGCACTCTACGTGTAATGGTGCCAGCAGGCGTTCTCAAACTATCTATGTTTTGTTCTTCGCAAAGAGCTAAGAACTTAGCGTTAATTTTTTCTTGCTTTGCTTTTAGTCCTTTAATCTCCTCTTCTTTTTCTTTGATTGCGTCACGCATTCTAATGTATGCGAGAGCTAATCTGTCTGGTGTGTCTTTCATTACTCCTCCTTAATTAAATGGGAGAAGTAGTTTAACAACGTTCTTTACAGTGTCAAGTATTTAATTCTTGTTTATACAAATCGACTATCTTGTGGTGATGATGAATGTTGTAACGCAACATATTGTATAACCTAGTCTCTACTTCACTGCCGCGTATATGCACAATAGTCATGGGGTTGTGTTGTCCAGGTCTATCAATACGAGCATTTGCTTGTAAGTATGTTTCTACACTAGTAACAGGAGCGTACCATACTACAGTGTTAGCAGCGGTTAATGTTAGTCCGTGTGATGCGGCCTGGGGCTGAATGATTAATACTTGAGGTGTATTAGTTTCTTGAAAGTCTTTAATGATTTTACTGCGTTTATTAACTGTTACTTTACCAGATATAACGTTACAAGATATTTTACTAGTGGTAAGAAAGTCTTTTAATAATTCTATGGTATGTGTAAATGGTACAAACACCAGGACTTTGTTTGACGCTTCCTCAATAACTTCTTTTACCACACGCAAGCGATTCTTTACATCAAACTCTATGACTTCTTTTTCATCAGAGTACACTGCGCCGCCAGATATTTGCAGCAGCTTGTTTAAATTAGTAGCAGCGTTTACTGATGTAACCTGCTCACCATCCGCTTCCATCATCATGCGATCTTTTAACAGCTTGTAATAAGCTCTTTGCTGTTTAGTTAACGGAGCCTCACGTTCTACGTGAGTTACAGAAGGTAGGTCTAAACATTTATCTTTTTCAAAACGAATGGCAGGTTGCAGTGCCTCATGCACTATTTTGTCTGCGTCTTCTTTAGGTCGCCACGTATACTGCGTTACTTTGTGCATAACCTTATCTCTGAACTGCCCGAAGTATTTAGGCACTCCGTCAGGGTTAACTAGCTTTGCCAAGCCAAATGCGTCCACAGGTGATTGTGCTGCTGGAGTGCCTGTAAGCATCCACACCCAGGGCACGTCAGCCGTTATATCTCGTAAGGTTTTCCATCTGTTTGTCTGTGCGTTTTTGTAAGCATTAGCCTCGTCAACGACAATCATGTCAAAGCCACCATTGATAATCTCGTCTTTGATTACAGCCACACCGTCAAAGTTTATGATTACAAACTCCGACCCTGCTTCTAGTATTCTTTTACGTCTGTCAGATGTGCCGTGCGCCACGGAGCAACTACGATGCATTGCAAATTTAAACAAATCTTCTTGCCATGCTGATTGCATAATAGACAAAGGGCATATAACCAACACACGGTTTACCAGTCCCTGTTGCATAAGATAGTCGGCTGCCCATATAACAGATGCTGTCTTTCCGGTACCTTGTTCGTTAAAACAAAAACCTTTTTTATGTAGTGTTAAAAAATGAGCGGTATCTTTCTGATGTTCAAAGGGTGTATATCTACCTGTGTACTCATAGTCTCTTATCATAGGAGACGATACGTCTTTTACTTTTAGACTGGCTAACACTTGAGATACATGTAAACTCCAAGGCACGGCTATCTTATAAACGCCTTTCTCCTCCTCTAGTATTTTGTAATTACTTACTTGCTCCGTAATTAAATGAGGACGTTTAGTTTTAAGCACTATCGCTCTGTCGTTTATTATCTTCACTTCTTTTTCTTTCGCTCGCGTTTGCTAGTCTCTGAAACTAAATTACCTTTTGAATCTCTTTTGAAGGATCGGTTCCGTGATTTACTTTCTACTCTAGTGCCGTCAGAGTTCTTTCCGCCTTTATCCATAGCTTTTTTGTGAGCCACGTCTTTGCCGTCACCCTTTCTAACTTTGCCCGCTTTTTCGGCTTTGCGTCTGGCAGCATTACGCTTGGCACGTTTCTTTTTCTGTTCTTCAGTGCCTTGGTAATTAGCATATTCTTTTTTGTAATTACGTTTTTTGGCTGGCATTTCTACCTCCTATTATGTTCGCAGCTAGTAACCGGACAAAACGCACATAAAGGCCCGTCTATCGGATTCCATACACCTTCGTTAGCAGCTACTTCTATCCGTTCCAGAGCTTCGTCAAATACACCTATGTAAGATTTGTATAGGTCTGATGTATGCTCTTTCGTTATAAACTGATTGCTGATTACAAAAGACAATGCAGACTTTATCTTTTTTACCTGGGGGTAGTTTATAAATACTGCCCCTGCTAACAAATCCAGTTGCTTGGTATCCGCATAGTTAGCGTTCTTACTTGTTTTGTAATCTACTATAAATGCTCTTTCGTCGTTTAGTATTACTAGATCGGCTATTCCTCTGTACCAAACGTCAGAAGCACCGAATTTTGTAGCCGCAAAATCTCCACCATCTTTAGCAACTCCTAGCCTAAGTTCACAATGCTTCTCACCTTTTATTTTGTTAAAAGCATCCAGAGTGCTCTGCATGAACTGATATTCTTTTGCCAGGGGGATATTGTCCCTTATATATTTTTCAGCAGCCTTATGTACTTTGTTACCATACCTGGTCGCTGCACTACCCGTATCTTTAACATCCTTCTTGACGTTAAGGTGATAATACTTCTTAGGGCATTGCTTGAAAGTATTCACTCTGCTGTAAGACCAAGCCGTCACAATTAGTGTCTCGTTTCGTAGTCTTGCAAAGTTTCGTTATAAATTTTAGTGAGAAGCTCAGTCCAATCTTTAATCGCATCTAGCTGAGTGATAACAGGTTCATCACCAAACTCCTCTGCCATGTGCAGCACTCCTTGGCCGCCTTCATCGTCCCAGATTAACATCCCTATAGGTTTTAGTTTATTTCTCATTACAGTTTCCCTTGTTCTATCAGTGCTATTCGATTCTCTTCTTGTTTAACGGCAATATCTTTCTTGCTTTGTCCTGCGTAGGGGACGGCGAGAAGTTCTTTAATGAGTAACGCATTGATGGTCGTCCGTCCAACTTTGATTTCACCCAGATAGCGTCCAAACTTTCCTTTCTCTTTTGTTCTGAGCGTATAAACCTTTCCCAACTTGAGGACTTTTTCAACATAGGACTTTGCGAGTAATCCGTGAGCCTTTTCCTTTTTATTCCGTGTCCTACATTCGGGGGTGTCAATTCCATGTAAGCGAATACGCTGATCGCGTAACCAAATGTCAAAACCAAGATCAATATCCACATCTACAGTGTCCCCATCTACTATATATTTTATGGTAGCCTTATACTCGTACATTACTCCTCCTCCTCCACTAATTGTTCTCGCAGTATGCTTTTTGTGAATTTTTCACAGTTTACGCAGTACCAGCCTACCCTTTTAGCTTTTGGTGACTCGTCATCTGTATAACCTATGACTTCTAGCATTAATTCGCCACAGTCACACTGCGTATCAAGATTCTTGTACATCATCGTCCAACAGTAATTCTTCTAGTCTTTCTAATGTATCCGTAAGTCTTTTAACAAGATTAATAATCTCTTCCAATTCGTGTTCATCCAACTCTAGTCTGACTTTCATAGCAACCTCAATTCAGCGCGTGCCCCTCAAGGATTGGGCACGACTAACCTTAGCGTGGTTTCTCCGGCATACGCACGTAGGGGAGAACGCCATCTCAGGCCCATCGACAGGAAACCTGAGCAAGGGGAGTAGTTTTCCCACGTCATATACTGCGGGTGTTTTCTGGAGAATGATAAAACCAACCCACCGCCCGCTGGGGCTAACAGGCTCCGTAGGAGTCACCAAACCCTCCCTCACAATCGAGGGGCAGGTCTGGTGCCCATTTGGGCCGTATTCGCATAGCTTTTTCTACTGCTTGCATACCCCGTTCTACTTCGTCTTCAGGGACTATGCATCCTATGGCATCGTGCACGGTCATTACCACTTTATAATCCTTTGCTACCCTTAACAACTGTTCCCCAATCACGATTCGTGCCAATGCCTGGCATACATTTTCTATAACTTTACCTCCATATATTCTAGTAACCATAATGGCTTTACCCTTCCTGGTGTCGTACACAAGCTCGGTGCTTTTTGTTTCTTCGTCCGTCTGCCTACGTAAGTTGGGGTATTTAATGTACAAACCATTGGGGAGCAATATGCCCCGCTTGCCATCTATTTTTAAGGTGTCGTTGTACCCAAGTTCAGAGCTTTTGTTGTCCATAATTATGTCCAGTGCATTATTAGCATCGCTCCACAACCTAGGTATATCGGGATACGTTTCTCTGTAAACCTGTATGATTCGCTCGCACTCTGTTAGCTCTAGCTCTACACCAAAGTTCTTCAATTGCGCTTTGAACCTGACAGCGCCCATACCATACCCTGCACCTAGTATCGTAGTTTTACCAACAAACCTCTCATCTTTTGTTATCTCTTCTTCGGGCTTTTCGTATATGGCCGCAGCCATTATCTTGTATACATCGTCCCCTCTGTCGAACGCTTCTACTAACTTCGTTGCTTCGGCTAGCCATGCCAATGTCCGTGCCTCTATCTGAGACAGGTCGCAGTCCACAAACTTGTACCCGTCTGGAGCGCACATAGCGTATTTTAATTTGCTGCCACGCGGTAGATTCTGCATATTAATCTTGTCATCACCGCCCCACCGTCCCGTATGTGCTGCATAATAGCGCAGGGGTATAGGCAAAGCGCCGCGCTCGCTTATCGCAATGAACCTCTCGGTGCGCTTTTCTTCGATGGTAGACCTTACACCTAGCCTAGCAGCTACAATAGCCTGAACCTCCTGGTTCTCGTGCTCCTGAAGTTTTTTGAATTCTTCGTCACTTTTGGCAAAGGCAAATGTCTCGTTGCCGGTGGTGGGACTTATTTTAGTAGGGGGTTCGACACCATAACCTTTGAGGAGTTCAGCAAACTGTGGGTTACTGGTCAGCTTTTTCTTATCATGTTTTACCTTGGCTAGCAGTTCTTCTTTTTTACTAACCACATCATTAAGGTGTGCACGTAGCACATCCGCGTCCAACCGTAGTGCAGGTTCGCTAAACATGCGTATTGTTAAATCAATCAAAGCTAACTCAACAGGAGGGAAACCTTTATTAAGCACGCCAAACAATTTATGGGTAAGCTCAACGTCCTGCACGCAATACCCGCCGTAGGCTTTTAGTTCTGTCTTTGAAAAATCTAGTCGTTTCTTGTCTATGGCATCATGCACCTCAGTGCCTTTGGCTCCTAAATTATAGTGCTCTGCCAGGGCAGCTAGGCTCCCTCCTACTTCTAGGGTATGTATAGCACGCGCCATCCCCAGGGTATCTACAATTTTTGCTGGCCTAATGTCGAAATGCCAGTTAAGTATTGCCATGTCGAACATGGCATTGTGAGCTATAGCGATAGAGTTGTCCCAATCGAAACCCTCTAAAAATTTTTTAGTTTGCTTTTTTGAACCAGAAAACCACAATGGCTCGCTTGCTTTACGCAATGATAGTTCCTGCCCCGATTTTTTGACGGCCACACCAATAACCTCAAAGCGAGGATCGCGGATGTATTCTTCGGTGGTGAGTTTGCTTAGACTATACTGCCTAGTGTAGTACGTCTCGAAATCGATGGTCAGGGTCTGCATATTCTTTTAGGTACTCAGCGAGTACCCCTACGTTCTCTTCGTTAATGATAAAAGTGGTGCCTTCTGCTTCTCTGATAGCAGCAAGCTCTCTGAGCTGTAGTGGTGTTGCTTTGTTCTTACCAGCCTTGCATTCTATGCCGAGGAAGTGCCCGTGAAAACAACAAACTACATCTGGCACCCCACTACGCCCCATGCCGTAACTAGCAGGGAAGAAATAGTAAACGCCGTGCTCCTTGAGTAATTGCACGACTTTATTCTTAACTTTCTTTTCGGGGGTGAGAGCCATCCAGGAAGAATAGCGGAAAGATTGGACTTTGTAAAGACATAAAAAACCCCGCACTAGGCGGGGTAAAAAGGTGGTTAAAAGGTACGGATTCCGTACCTTAGGTTAGGGCGATTATTTTCAGTGGGTGTCTAATTCATATTGACTCGTTTACTATGTATGGTTGTCTTATTTTTTTGTGGCTCGCTACACTATATGGTTGTCTGGTACGTGTGACTCGTTTATTCCCGATGGTTGTCTTAACTCGACTGACTCGTTATCTTTCATTGGGTGTCTCCGTTATACTGACTCGCTATTTTTGACTGGTTGTCTTCATTTGCATGGCTCGCTTAAGTCGGTTGAGTGTATCACTCCATTTGACTCGTTATTACTTTTTGGTTGTCTTGGAATCGCTGACTCGTTCATCCAGATTGGTTGTCTTATATAGAATGACTCGTTATGCTCGTTTGGTTGTCTTCTAGCCACTGACTCGTTCAATTTCGTTGGTTGTCTCCTGATTTTTGACTCGTTAATTAAATCTGGTTGTCTTTCTTCCCATGACTCGTTGTTTGACTTTGGTTGTCTCGGAATTGCTGACTCGTTTCCAGTAAATGGTTGTCTTTTCTTTAATGACTCGTTATTCTCGTTTGGTTGTCTTGGATTTAACGACTCGTTAAATTCGCTTGGGTGTCTTGGATTTGGTGACTCGTTATCTTCGAGTGGTTGTCTTGTTTATCATGCCTCGTTCGATTTCTATGGTTGTCTTATCTACTCGGACTCAATTACTTAGGCAGCTTTACCGTGAACCTTGCCTAGCTTTGCTTCTGTGTAAGTAGGTGCAACAGGCAAACTTTCCAGGGCACGCCATTCATTATACAAGTCGATCAAGAATATCTTAATCATATAACGAACCGCCATGTTATGTCTGTGACCTTTTGACTTTTCTTTGTGCGCATCCATGTTCTCAATCCGGTGCTTGTAGTCATCATACACTTTGCGGTACTTACACTTGTCAGGCGATTGCTTTACGAAACTACTGCCTAGTACACCTACTAGCTTAGTCTTTAGAAAAGGATTAAACGTGATACCTTTCTTGGTTTGCACCACTCCATCTGCATCAACATACTCGCTGTCTTCGAGATGCTCCTTCCTTCGACTACGACCTTGACCATCGCCTGCAACATCTAGTCCCGCATACTTGTGTAGGCTAGACGGGTACTCAGCTTTAGTAATATCAATCTCGCTGATAACTACACCTGCCATCGCAGGGCCAACGCCCACAACCCCAGCGAGAAAATTATTGTAGATAGGGTAGTCTTTTAGAATATTACCCAATCTGCGAAAGTGAGTTTTCTCCTGCTCTTCAAGCTCTAGGTAATTCGCTACTAAGCACAACTCGGTGTAGCTGCTAATCACCTCGTCACCCTTGAACGTGGCCTGCCGTGGGAACGTAGCCACGCCCTCGGTCAGAAGTTTATGCGAGCGTCTAAGGTTAGCCAGTATTTGCTGCCCGTCTGCATCGATGGTGTCTTCTTTCTCACTGGGTGCTTGTCCTAGCTTCGCTTTGAAGTTAGCTACCAATCTGTTACCAGTTTGGATGCGGTTCTTTTGTATGTCGTATGCTCCACGCACAATAGTCTTTAGATTACTCATCATCGTTCTCCCCAAGGTACGGATTCCGTACCTTGTCTACATGGTTAGTTAGCACCCTTCGTATTTCTTGAGTATAACTAGGGTACGATTTGAAATGGTCTACCACGTATTGTGGTAGACGCACGTTTATATGTACCAGGGTAGGCGCTTTCTGCTTACCTCGGTACTTAATTGGCTCAGTCGTCAAATTCAAGTTGCACCTCGCTGTTAATAAAGAATTGTGTTTCATCAAGTTTGAACCCTGCACCATCAACAAACGATCCGTTTGGTGCCACTTTGAGTAGACCCAATGCCATACGCACTTCGTCCGACAAATCCTCCGGTTTGAGTTTCGTAGGCGTTGGATCGATGGTTGCATCAAATCTAATGTACTCAGGGCCGTACCTCATAAGGTAGTACCCGTTAGCGTTACTTACGTTTTGTCCGACCCTTGCCACAACTGCCTCGTTTTCTTTTGCTTTGTCGTAGGTTTCAATGGCTCCACCCATCCCTGCGTCAGACAAATACTGTAGAAACGTAGCATCGCGGTGAAACAGTCGATCTTTGGCATAATCGGAAACTGTAGCTAGTGCAGCATTAGTTTTAGTTTTCGCGGCATGGGTTTGAGAACTAATAGCCATTTTCACATCCGTTGCCACAGCTTCCATGCATTCCTTCACGGTACGCCCGTAAAAGTATTGACGGAATATGTTTTTAGCAGTATTAAGTTTAGTCGTCTTCCTGTACGAATTACGCTGTTGATCCTGCCTGATGCGCTCGTTAGTGAAGGTACAAGAACCCTCGTACCTGTCCTGCGCTTCGATGCGACCAAGCGGCTCATCCTCCTGCATTACAATACAGTGAACAAAATACCCGTCCGGAGTTGCGCGAACCCAAAACTCATAATGCGGGTTATGATGTGCTACGTAAGACAGGAACTCAGGCATGTAGTCTTTGTAGTCGTATCGTTCGATAACGTAGCCACCATCTGGTTCCGTTTCAATTCCGCGTAGTAGACACAATACATTCCTAGGCATGTTGCTGAAGCCAACAACATCTTTATCCTTTCGTTTCGCTATTATGTTAGCCACTGCATGGCGATCTTTATCGTATACTGCTCTAATAGTCATATCGTTCTCCTAAGGTACGGAATCCGTACCTTACCAGTCATAAGATTTAATAATTGAATCAACTTCACCCTTCACTTCCTGTCGGAGCGCAGGGGAATCTTTGAACATTTCTTTCGTTCTGCCTGTCATAATATCCTCAAGCCTCTGACGTGCTTCCTCGATCTGAGGATCATTGGTCAGGTTCATGTGCTTGAGCATTCGGCATAACTCCAGAGGGTTGGTGACAAACGTATCGTGCCACCGTTTCTTCTCATCGTCTGAGTCTGCTTCAGTATCCGTGCACTTCACACTGATAGCTTGCAACTCCTTTAGTAGTCGCTTGCTGTTTTCTTTGGCAGACTCTGCCACCTTGCGTTCGACCTCTGCATCACAGGACTGCCTGAGTTCTTCCATCTCCTGCGCGGGTAGGTCAATACACAAGTGACCTGACTCAGGCACAGGGGCAACAACAAAGTTCCAGGCAAACTTGTCCATCACCTCTGTTACCGGAGGGTAGTCATCCTCACGGAATAAATCCCCACGGTGTTGTTTAGCAGTTTCACGATAGCTCCAATACTTAACTCGGAACGTATCCAACATGCTCTTGAACGTAGCCTGTTTCAGGTTGTGCTGTGACTTGTAGTCTAGGAATAGACTAGTAGGACAAAGCCTGTACCCGCGTTCATCCCACGGTAGTGTCATAGTGTTGTGCCACAGCCGTGACTGCGCCGCATGTTTTTGAATGTCCTTGTGGCCGGTAGAACCGACCATCAAGTTGTCATACGTTCGCATAGCTCTTGGGTCTGCTTTCTTACGCAAAGCCAGTTCGTTTTCTAGCTCTTTGTTGCGCTTGCTTGCACCCCACACGCTGATGTTCAGGCGTACCAATACTGCACTATTTGCAATGCTCATTCTCGTTCTCCTAAGGTACGGATTCCGTACCTAATTAATGTTGATTGATTTGCCCACAGGGGCGGTTATGTTTACATCGTTGGTGATTGCCCAGAGCACTGGCATAGTCCAGTTACCCCAGTTGTTTATCTCGCCATCAGTCAGCATCACCATACAGTCTGGCCTGATGTCGTTTTCCTTGAGACAGTCAGATACACATCGAGGGTCAGTACCTCCCCCGCCTACCACGTTTTTAATAGGTGGAGCGTTCTTCAACTCGTCACTTGTATACACCCCTCTATACTCGGCAGTGCCATCCCAATCAATGACATGTATCTGATCGATGTCGAGCATATTAGCAATGGACACCATCTCGCTCGTGGCCTGTTCAAGACGATCCTTGTGGTGCATCGAGTACGATGCGTCTCTTGCCTGCACCATACACTTGATGCTCTGACCTTCTAGCGTAGGCATAACGATATCTTGATGTAGATATCTGCGGTTCGGTCTACGCCATGAAGAGCGTTCCTTCTTGCGACATGTCGAGTTCAGAAACTGGCGTAGCTGCACCCGCCAATCGACCTTCGGCGTAACCAGTTCGTTGAGTCCGAGTGCATCACTCAGTCCTCCACTGCCTATCCGGTTAGCCGCATGAAGATTGTTGCGGATAGCATCGGTGATGTCCCGTTTGAGTTCCTTCCTCTCTTCCTTGCTAAGTTCCTCGGCCCCATCCCAATCATGGTCATCGAACCCTGCATCACTTTGTCCTTGTCCCGAACTTGAGCCTTGTCCCTCTTGTTGGCCCTCGTCATCACCGTGCCCGTGCTCTTCCTCTTCCTCCTGCTTGAGTATGTCGTAGAAGATGCGCTTTACCACCCAGTCCTTGTACTTGGGATCAAGCAAGCCACATATTTTTCCATTCTTGTCCACTGGCATTTCAGTCAACAGGTTTTTGGGATCAGCAAGCACAATCCGATTGTTTATCCACTGGTCAGTAGCCATGTTTGTAACCATCGGATTAATCTTGTGCAGACTCTGGTAGGTGCTGAAGTGCATACCTGCTTTGTGTAGCCACTCGTGCACCATAACGAAAGCCGCTGCCTTGTCACCGTTGGCAAAGCCAAAGATGAAGTCAGGGTTGAACCAACAGTCCTTGCCGTTGGTCATCGCTGTGGGTATGTCAGTAGTCAGATAAGTCTTGCCATGCATGGCAACGCCCTGCAACAGCCCGAACTCCTTTGACCGCATCAACCCGATCTTGATTGCTTTGAATCTACGTTCTACTTTCATTCTAATCTCCTAGGTACGGAATCCGTACCTTACAGTAAGTCCTCGTTATCAGCCGCCCACAGTGCAAACTCACGGTTAGCAAAGGCGATTGCTTTCTTGGTTTCATGTCTGGCAAGTGCTACGCAGAAGATGACCTGCCACTCTTCCTCCATTCGGCGCAGGTATTTCAGGATGTTGGTCAGGGTGTCCTTCTCCACATGCTCTAGCAGACCGAACGTAAGAACAGCCCTGGCACCGGGATCGTCCGGAATGTCGGCAACCTGTGGCGTATCCACAATAGTCTTAACGGACGGGAGTTGATCTTGAAACCGGATGAACGACACGATGCTGTTGGCAAACGCCGCACCACCTGCACCTGTCAGCGCAGCCAGTAGTGCCTCTTCGTCGTAGAGGTGACGGTTCTTGATGATCCGACTAGCAATCTCCAGTATACGCGGGGATACCACGTTGTCGTCGGGACTGGACGGATGGAAGATAAACTCGTTCTTCACGCCATCAAGGTAGGACGCTAGACACTGGGGATACCTGTCCACCCACGCTAGCACGATAGTCTCTATGCCGTTGTTGATGCCCCACGGTATCCACAATTTAGACGTAGGTTTACGCACGATAACTTCGACGATGCGTTGCCTCGTATGTTGCGCCAGACCATCGCCCACCCCATCGGTATCGAGATTACCTGTCAGATAGATGATGCTGCCCTCAGGTATTGGTAAGTCACCGAGTCTGGGCTTAAATACTTCTAGCGCAGGGTGAAGCATGTTCTTTACCGGCTCCATGCCTTTGGTAAACTCGTCGAGACACCAGACAACGGGCTGTCCCCCATGAATACCGAATCGGGCATTGGGATAATACCTCGTCACCTTGCTCTCGTGATCGATCACTGGCATACACACATCACCAAGATCAAGGTTAGGTACGTCCACCATGCACAGTGGCAAGCCTGCGATACGTGCTACTTCTTGAGCAATACTAGACTTACCAACGCCCGGCTCACCGCGCAGCATAAAGCGCACGTCTGGATTGTTAACGATAAGTTGTACTGCTTGCTCTAGTGTTACAGTTAGTGTTTCGTTTAGTTCATTCATTGTTACGTCCTCGTAGTTGAGGGTACGGAATCCGTACCTTGGTTAATTAAGAGTTGGTTAAGTAGCAGCTAAAGACCTCCGGCTTTGCAGTAATGTGAAGTTTGCGCTCGTCCATAGACACGACCGCTACCTTGTTATTGTGGACGTGACTAACGTAGTACCGTCGTCCCCGACTGTCCCTTACTACTTCGCCAGTAGCCACAGGCGTTTGTGTTTTTGCTCGCATTAAAGTTTTCATATGTGTGTATACCCCTCCGATATGTATCGGTCATTGCCGTTCTCGTTTGGTTTGTCCTTCATCTCGCGTAGCTCAAATAGCTCTTCGGAGAACGTGTGCTTTATTGCATCGTCTGCGTACTTCTGCACTTTGTCGGGGTTCATGCGTATAGGACTCATCCAACCGCCTTCGCAGCAATCATGCAAGACAGCAGGGGTGAGGTCTGCCCAACAGGTTTGGTCTGTCATCATCTGCCACACTGTCGATGCCCTCACGCTTTTACGAGAGCGGTAATTACGGTAGTCCTCGGGGTCTACCATCTTTGCCAATGCTTTAGCATATTTAACAAACTCAGCTACCTGGGCACGTTTGTCTTTCATTAGCTTGCGCCGTAGGTAGTAGCCGTACATCACTGGCTTGTTGTGGTAATGGAAACAATTATTTTCATTATCTTGCTTTAGCGTGATTTTTCTGTCCTCCATTTGGGACTCTTTCCACACATAGACTGTCCCGTTCCGCACATACGGCGAGGGTTTCTCGCCTACGTTCAGGCAGCATCTTGGTTGGTAGTTTCTCTGGTAGACATAAGCCAGAGGCCACAGGATGCTACTGATAAAGGCATTTGTGGAGTGGGCCGAGTGGTGGCATAGTCCTGCGTTTACTTCGACAGTGCCATCGTCAAAGAACCTGAGTGCTTCGACATTGTAGATTTGACAGGTCACGCTGTTCCCCTCTTTGTGGATGGTCATGTGGGTTTTGCGTCTGCCATTCCTAGTGTTGCAGATGGGCCTGACGCTTCGCCCCCGCAGGGGCTTTATACTGTTGTAATGCTCCAGAGCCTGCTCATAGGTATACAGACTGGGCATATCGGTAAATCCTCCAAACATTTTCATTCTCCTAGGTACGGAATCCGTACCTTAGTTCTCTTCAATTGGTGGGTTGTCGGGAAGCTCCTGGCTTCGCTCGTGTTGCTCCTGCTCTCGCAGCCATTGGCGCAAGACAGCCGGATCGTACTCGGCCAGTAAATCAGCCAGTGTTACTTCGTTATCAGGGTCTGACATATTCACGATGGGTAGCCCTCCAGAAGTAGCATAAGTGTG